GTTTTTTGATTCTGTTTTGGCAGATGCGCAAGGCGAGGCATTTAACAACGGAATCTCTCTTGGTAAGGTGCCGACGCTCACTCGTCAGCTAGTAGGCGAAACCTGCGCCTGGTGCCGGGCCCGCGTGGGGACATTTACCTATCCTGACAGTGAACTATTTGCCCGGCATGATCGTTGTGATTGTCTATTCACTGTGAGCGGGTATAACTCACGAAATGGCATTTTAACTAACTATAGAAAGGCGAGGAAATGATTGGCATTGAGATTACTTTTAAGAATCATCCGACAGCTACTGGGCTCGAAACATTTAGCATCGAGGATTGCTTAGTAGCCAACAATAGCACTCCAAATACAGCTCGGCCGCAGATATTGATCCATCTTCCGAAAACTGATGATCATGATGTAGATAATTCATTTGTAAGCTATGAGGGCTATGATTGGCACGTCATAGGGACTACAGTGGCGCAGATGGACGGGAACACCCCGACAAGATGGAATAGGTACGCAATCGCGGAGCGAATAATAGCATTATAAAGAAAGGAGCTAAAATGAAGATTCGCAACAAAAAAACAGGACAAGTCTTTGAGGTAGTAGAGGGGACTTTATACCCTAGCTTCTTTGAAGAGGTAACTGACGAAGAGATTAAGGTTGGCGAGCCTAAGATTGAGTTTGAGATAGAGGAGCCAAAAGAAGAAGCTCCGAAGAAAACTCGCAAAAAGGCCGCAAAAAAGGCTAAGAAAGGAGCGAAGAAGAATGGAAACAGCGCAGAATAGTTTTGCTACTGTTGATCAGCTGATGGCGGCTTGGAAGCCTCTCACTACTGATGAACAAGCGCGCGCAGAGGCTCTATTGCTTCAGGCTAGCAATTACTTGAGGCAGATTGCTTTTAACAACAGCAAAGACTTAGATGATCTAGTTGCAGCTGATGCGACTGGTGTTTATAAGGCAAATGTCGAGATGGTGGTGTTATCAGCTGTGCAGCGCTCTTTAGCTTCGCCGGTTGATATGATGCCAGAGGCTAGCTCATGGAGCCAGAGTGCCACTCCGTACTCAGAAGCTATGTCTTTTGCTGGCAATGTATCATCTACCCTGTATTTTAAGGAAAAAGAGCTGAAGCTCTTAGGACTTGGCTCTGTGGCCGGCAACTTAGGAATTTCAGTGTTGAGAGGAGTAAGATAATGGATTGGGGAGCAATAAACAGCAAATTGAATAGCTCAAAGACTAAATATAGCTTTTACTTTGGCGATTATGAGTATCAGGACTACTCTAAAGGTAAGATGGCCAAGAGATTGCCGCGCCAGCACGTCGGCTGGGGCCGTCGAGCGGTAGAGATTCGCGCCAATAAGACTAAATTTGACAGATTCGAGAACGACACTCTAGGATTAAATGAGATTTTTGCCAAATATAAGGTAGTAGAAGCCTTTGATAAGATAAAAGATGACATCTTAGTCTGTGGATGCGGATTCTTGGCTTTGAATGGCGAAAGAGTCTTCCCGTTCACAGCAGAAGAAGCAACTGGTACTTTTAGCTGGTTTGACCAAAATCTAAAAGATGGCGTGGCGGTATTTAGGACAACCTCACGCAGAGAATACAGCCGACTTGGCCGGGATGAGGCCAACCGCCCAGATGCTTTTGTGGAGTATTTACCGGATCGCACTATCGCTCACGAGCGAATTGGTGATGAAATGGTAACCACGATGGCACCAAATGGCTCTGGAAGGCCTCTAATTGGGCTTCTAACGCATAAGTCAACCGCTAAACGACCATTTGGGCAGTCTGTGCTCACAAAGGCCGCTAGAAGCGCAATAATTGACGCGTCGCGTACTGGTAGGCAAGCTATGATTGCGGCTTATCACTACAACACTAAAGTAGATGTGATTTTAGGCGCAGATGGCGACACCCCGGTTGACACGATCGAGAGCCAAACCGGTGATGTGTTAAAGATTGGCACCAATGAAAATGGCCAGATCCCCAGCATTGGTGAATTTGCACAACACGCGATGACACCCTTTAGCGACACTATTTTGATTGCGGCTCGCAACTTCTGCTCTGATACCAAACTGAGCTTAGCTAACTTAGGCATCAACAGCAACGCTCCACAATCAACTGAAGCTCTCGAAATCATCAATGACGATCTTCGAGATGATATTGTCAGCTGGCAAGAAGAGCTGGCAGAGCAGCTCAAATACTTTGGTGTTACTCTTTGGATGTATGAGAACAATGTTAGAGTGATTGATGATAACTTGCGAGCTAAAATTCAAGCTATCAAGCCGGTATTCTTATCTGTATTTAAGCAAGATGTAGGCAAGTTTGGTGATGGCCTTGTCAAAATAGCTCAGCAAGCTCCAGATATTGTCAAAGCACGCTCCTTGTGGAAAAATCTAGGACTTACTTCCGAAGAAATTGATGGAGTTATCGCTTCAGCCAGTAATATGGTATAATAAAACATATAGCGAAATCCCAAAGAACCGGCTCACTGCGAGGCGGTTTTTTGGTTGTGGAAAAAAACGGCTCTTTTTTGAGCGCTACTCTGGAAATACAGAGAAAAAGTTTTTATAATGAGGGTAACGTTAAACTTTTACGGAGGTGAAAAAAGGATGGCGACTTTTTACAAACAGAATGACGAAGGCGAATACATCGAAGCTGACAAAGACGTAGATGAGCTTTTTCGCCAGAAATCTAGTGATATTGTATCCGCTAAATTAGCCAAAGCTAAAGAGAGAATCCGCACAGAGATTGAAGATGAGGTCCGCAACAGCGCCCTCGAAACTATCAAAGGCGAAGCCAAACAGGAACTCGAAGCAGAATACAAAATCAAGCTAGAAGAGTCAGAATCTAAGGCAAGACAATTAGACATCGCTTTACGTCGCAAAACTATTGCCGCTGAGTATGGTTTTAGGCCTGAAACCGAGCAATTTCTCGGTGATGGCAGTGACGATGAAATGAGAGCCAAGGCTGATACCCTTAAAAACAGCTTTAGCGTAAACAATGGCGCGTCTATAGAGAAACAATCCGAGCCAAGAGTAAGTAAGTTGCAAGAATCGACCGGAATTAGAGTCGAGATCTAATACTAACTAATACTTTTATAAGGAGATAAAAATGGCAGTAACTGATCTGCATTCTCTTGACATCTCTACTGCGATTGACAAAATCTTTGATGGCGGCGAAGCCAGAGGAGCTGTCTTATCGCTTATTGATGAAACTCCATCTATCAACGTAGGCCAAAATGTGCCTCTAGTAATGAGCGGCCGCGCCAAAGGTGCTTTGGTCCACGAAGGTGGTGCAAAGCCTGACAATGGCCGACAAGTAACTCCAAAACCATTTACAACTGTCAAATTGGTTTACTCACAAAGAGTTACTGATGAATTCATGATGTGGGACCGCGAACGCCAAGGCGACTTCGTATCTCGCTTAGTGTCTGACTGGACTCGCAAGAGCCTTCCACGCGACATTGATACTGTAGTGCTCCACGGTTTGGATCCACACACCAACACTTTAGACGCTCAGTTGTCTGATTATCTAACCAAAGCTGGCTCCAGCATTGCAATCCCTGCAACTGGTACCACTGCAGCTGACATCGACGCTGACTTCACCTCTGCTGTTGCAGCTCTTGACGGCCAAGACATCACTGGTGTTGCTATCGCTCCATCGGCTGCTGCAAAATTGGCTTCTATCACTGAAGGCAATGAAAAGAAATATCCTGGTCTTGGTGTATTCGGTTTAGCTGGCGGTCAAATCGCTGGCAAGCGCGCAGCTTCTACTCCAGAAGTTGGTGCTAATGATACCGAGCTCATCATCGGTGACTGGAGCAAACTATATCTTGGCTTTGCTGGTGCTGCTGACTGGAAAGTTATTGAATATGGTAATCCAGATGGTGGTGACTACGATCTTCAGAATGTCAACCAAGTTTGTATCCGCTTAGAGCTCAAGTTCGGCTTCCGCGTGCTTGACCCAACAGCCTTCGCTGTTGTCGCTGACTCAGAATAGTCTAAACTCATGGGGCAATCAGCCCCATGAGATAAACAATAACTTTAAGAGGATAACAAGATGAATAATAAAGACAACATCACGATTGGTCGTCCAAAGGTTGGCGGTGCTATCTACTACGCACCGGCCGGCTCGACACTTCCAACCGATGCCGACACGTCACTCGCGGCTGCTTATGTCAACCTCGGTTATGTAACCGAAGATGGTGTTACCTTGACGACAGCTGAAGAAACTGACATGATCAAGGCATGGGGCCCGGAAAACGTGATGGTCAGCCAAACAGACTTTGGTGAAACTGTTACCTACAACCTTCTCGAAACTATCCGCCCAGCAGTGTTACAATACTTGCGCGGCTCGGATAATGTAGTTATAGAAAGTGATGGATCTATCAAGTCTGGCACCACTGGTGACCAACTACCGCGTGGCATCATTGTCGTAGATACTATTCAGAACAATGGTAGCGCAAACCCACGCTATCACAGGATTGTCTATGGCGATTGCCAAATCACTGACCGCTCAGGCGACCAAACCTACAACAACAGTGATCCAGTAACCTTCCCGGTCACTATCACTGCATTCAAATTCAACTCACAAGCTCTATCTGGTAAGCAAGTCTATCATGATGACTTCTGGTCAGCTCCAGCTAGTGAGTAATAGTTCGCCTCCTAAGAACTATACAAAAGACCGCCTCTCTCCATGGGCGGCCTTTTTATGTTACAATATAATCAATATCAGTTACGCCACGCTTGCGGAAAATGCGGAATGTCTTAAAAGGAGGCGTAATGGCCAAAACAGTGGAGCTCTGGAAGGGCTACGAAGTAGAAATTAACGAACAGTTGCTAGATGATTTTGATTATCAGCAAGATTTAGCCGAGGCGCAAAGGACAAATGATTTGCCTACATTCATCTCTATGTTTTTTGCAGTGGTTGGCGGTGACAAAACCTACAATGATGTCAGAGAGCACATCACAGAAGAAAAAGGATACTTCTCAACTGATTCAATGCTTGAGATTGTTACTAAGATTGGTGAAGCCTTCCCAAAAGCTGGCAATCGTGCGCAGAAGCATTCGTGGCAGACTTTGAAATAATCGAGGCAGATTTTCAACAATACTACAATTTAGATGTCAGCTCGCTAGGTTTTCAAAGATACGCACGATTGTTAATAAACTTGCCACTAGAGTCACGCTTTGTGCAGAAATACTCGCCATTTAAGGATTGGGACTGGGATAAGGAGGTCCAATCGCGCATTTTGCAGATGCTAGATCTGATTTCGTGCCATCTGGTCAATATGCACCGGAAGAAGGGCACGAAGCCGGTCAAGGTCAATGAGCAATTTCAGCCTGATTATGTCAAGGACGCGAAGAAGGAGCTCAAGCAGGGCAAAAAAGAATCAGCCAAAGAGGCTCAGGAGGATTTGGCTGAGATTTTTGAAAAGCGTAATAATAAAGTTAAGAAATTAGAAGATAGGATCAATCATGCGTAACATAAGTATATTTTACAATGAGCCAGGGCTTCGAGAGATTATGAAGGGGCCGGGAATCTCTAAACTTGAGGAAGAGATAATGATGCAGAAATACAGCCAAATCCAGGCTGAGTTTTTGAATCATTTTGGTTTTGTAGGTAAATTCGAAGTCAAGAGGAAAGAAACGAGGAGCAAGCGAAGTCGTGTATCATTTAGGGTAGTTGCAGCTGACGCTAGGACTACATCAGCGCTTAAGAAAGAGCCAGGTTGGCTAGCTAAGTTTATTTAGACTCATCATAGAGCTGTTGCAAAGTATAACCCTCTAAAACTTCATCTTTTCGCTCTTCCCAGTCTGATTGGATGACTTCGATAAACTTTTCTTGAGTGTTGTTAGGGTTTTTAGATAAATCCCACTGCGACAAACAGGTATTCTTTGCTTTTTCTGTTGTATCATCGCCAAATGGCTCGCCCATAGTGTTGACGAGGTCAGCTTCTTCCATAAGCATACACTTAGTTTGAGCCTCAGTTATAGATATTGAGGACTCTTTGTCTTTTTTATCGCCATTAAGCCCGACAACGACACTTATAACGACAATGATAGTGATGACACCACATAAAATTTGGCCCCAAAGAGGGATTTTTTGAGTTTTCTTATCTTCCGCCATATAATTCCTCATTTATGATATAATCATTATAACATAACTACGCCACGCTTGCGGCAAAATGCGGGTAATTAACCGAAAGGCAGGTATGGCAGGGACAAACTTAGGCACAGCGTGGATCCAGATTAAGCCTTCGATGAAGGGGATGACATCTTCCATAAAATCCGAGCTGTCAGGGGTTGGGCAATCTAGCGGAGCCGATGTAGGCTCTAAATTTTCGGCCGGCTTTGCAGCTAAGATAGGCGTAATCAGTGGAATCACACAACAGCTTTTTTCAAGAGTAGTTACCACAATATCTAATCAGATAGACGACGCGGTCTATAGAGCTGACACTTTGGAACGCTTCCCGAAGGTTATGGCTATGATGGGATACGGGGCAGAAGGTGCTGCAGCTGCTGTAGAGAAGCTCCGAAAAGGCGTGGAACAGGTGCCGACATCATTAGCTGATGTAGTATCCGCAACACAGAGGTATGTAACAATCACAAAAGACGTGGACAAGGCTTCAGATTGGGCTTTGGCAGTGTCTGATGCGATGCTGGTAACCAGTGGCGATGTGAACGAAGCGTCGCGAGGTATTCAGCAATTTACGCAGATTCTCGCGCGTGGTAAACCGCTGGGCGAGGACT